GAAGCGGATGTAATACTTTTAAGCCCGTTACAGTTAACATCAATGAAGACATCAAAGTAAAGACTCTAGTAGATGAGCCTACTTTTATTGTTAATGCAAAGTGTGGAGAAGTAATTGCAACACTTCCTACGGGATATTGTCAAAAAGAACTAGTGAATAACTCAGATAAAAGTATGTCTGAATTAACCACGATTCTTCTTGAAAATTGCGTCCTTAAAATTAATAACAAACCCATTCTAAGTAAAACTCAGATTCAAAACTTAGGAATTAGTGATAGACGGTTAATCGGTGAAGCAATTAACAAAAACGCAATTGGACCAGTTTTTGAAGAAATCTCAGTTACTTGTCCTGACTGCGAAAGTGAGGTAAAAACTCCTATTAATTTAGGGATTTTGTTTCGCTTTTAAAGTATCACATTACCCGACTTTGATGGCTGAATGGTTAGCATTGTCGGAAAGGCATCGGGGTTGGACTCTTACTGAGATAAAAGAACTTTCAGTAAGAGAGAGAAAAAATTGGTTAGCACTTGCTAAAGAAGGTTACTAAGGAGTTGACGTGGCAGAATTAAATGATTCGTTAAAACAAACCGACGAATTGTTATCCAGCATTGTCAAAAGCCTGACTTCTGCTGAGCAAATTACCAAACGCCTTGAAGGTTCCATGGGCGGAGTTGCTGGAAAAGCAAAGTCTGCCAAAGGTGGTGGTGACCGTCATATTGGTTCTGGTGCAGGTAGCCAAATGCCCCACATGGAAAAGGCAACTTTTAGTGGGCAAGAAAAAGCAGATAGCACAGCAGAAATTGCTATGCGAGAGGGCATGGAGGCTACTCGCTTTGGCTTAACACCTACTCGTGGAGCAAGAGCACTAGGAGTTGCACAAGGAGTTGCTCAAGCAACCTTTGGTATGGCTGCTGGAGTAATGGCTGCTGTTCCTGGTGTTGCCGAAGTTGGAGCAAGTGCTGCTAACTATTACGGAGCATCTATCCGTTCTGGTATGAGTCGTACTGCGGTAATGAACGCAACTTTTGGTGGTTTAGCAGGTGGTGTTACAAGCACACTTGCACCTTCTAACATTGCTGGTATCGCTGCATCACGAGGCATTATGCCAGGAAGTGCTCAATACAATGCTTTAGTTGGTGACGTTGGTGGTGCTGCACGTTACATGAACATGGCAAACGAAAATGCTATGGTTGCAATGTCTGGATTTACTCAAGGAGACTTTTCTTCTCGTTTATACAACATTGGTATCAGTACTTTTGACCAAAAAACAGGTAAGGCTAGAGGCCAAGATGAAATTTTTGGTCAGATTTACAGTCGTTTAACTCAAGGTCAAGGCAAGATGAGTTTAGAAGATACTATGAATAGTTTTCAAGCAGGTATCTTTGGAAAAACTGCAACTGACCTTGGAATGACAGAAGACCAAAGACAACTATTTATGCAGTACTCCGTTGATAGAGTGCAGGGAAAACAAACTGACCTATCAAAACTCGGTTATGGACAAAACCCAAACGTAGATAAAATGCGTATCACCACGTCCGACACATCTGTTTTAAACACTTATACCGAACCTGTATTAGCAGGGTTTAAGTCAGCAGCAGATTTAATTGTTAACACTGTTAACCCCGCTTTAGAAGATATGGCTAGTGTTGCAGGAAGAGCCTCTGGATTTTTAGGCGGTATGGGTGAATCACGTGCAGGTGGTGGACTTGGTATTGCTATAGGTGGACTTATATCCGCTATTGGCACACTTATTGGTGTTTTGGGTGGTGGCATGATGGTAAAGGGTATGCTGAGTGCTGCAGGTGGTACTGCTGCTGCAGGAGGTGCTGCTGCTGTTGCTGGAGGTATTACTGCTGCAGGTGCTGCTGCAACTGTTGGGCTTTCTGCTGCAGGTGGTTACTTAACAGGTAAGGGCGGAAAAGCATTAGGCAACGCTTTAGGCGTAAACCAAAATGTTACTCGTGCTGGTTCTACGGCTGCTGCTGCAGGTATTGGAGCAGCAATTGGAACAGCCATTTTCCCAGGTGTTGGAACAGTAATTGGTACTGGTATCGGTGCAATTGCTGGTTACTTTGGTTCTGGTGGAGGTTCTCCAGGTTACGGAGCATCTTTTGGAGGAAGTGGAACTGGAAATGCAAATCCTGCATCTCCAATTACTAATGGCGGTGTAGGAACTCCTTACGGTGCATCAGGAAGTCTTTGGTCTGGCGGAACTCACACAGGTCAAGATTATCCATGTCCTATAGGTACTCCTGTCTATGCTTCTTTAGACGGAATAATTATTAATACAAATCCTGGTTCTGATTACGGTAAGACCGTAGAAATTGACCACGGTAACGGTTACCAAACTTTGTACGGACACTTATCTGAAGTAGTTGTTTCTGTTGGTGCTGCTGTTACTAAAGGGCAGTTAATTGCAAAAAGTGGTGACACTGGAAAAGTCACAGGACCACACTTGCACTATGAAGTACGTAAAGGAAAAAATAACCCAGTTAACCCAGATGAACTATCAAAGGCGGGTGCTGGCGGTTTAGGTAGCATTTTAGGTGCTGGTACTAGTGGTGGTATTTCAGGTATTCAAACACAAGAGTATGACTTAAAGCAGTATGGTTCTAAGTCATTACTTGAGTTAGCATCAAGTGCGGGAATTAATGCTTTGAGCGGTGGGGCTTCTGGCTCTACAAACGGAAGCACAACCAGTAACCGAGGTCAAGGAAGTTACGACCCAATGCCAGATGAAAGTCTTATTGCAACATTAAAGGCTGCTGGTTTTACTGGTGAAGCGTTATCAATTGCGTATGGTGTAGCAAAGGCTGAATCTGGTGGAAGGGCTAATGCTAAAAGCCACCCTAGTCTTTTAAAAGATGACTCATACGGATTATTTCAAATTAATATGTTGGGTGATTTAGGACCAGCACGTCGTAAAACACACGGGTTGAATTCAAATGAAGATTTGTATGACCCAGCAACAAACGCCAGAGTTGCTTACGCAATATCTAAAGGCGGAACAAACTGGAAGCCTTGGTCTGCTTACACAAACGGACGTTACCTAGAAAGACTTGGACCTTCGGGTGGCGGTAGTCCTTCTGTAGCCACACTTAGTTCTTCCTCTACAGGAGTTACTTTGTCTCCTTCTATAACAATCAATGTTAACGTGCAACAAGCCTCTTACGCTGAAGCAATGAACTTAGTTGAAATTGTTAAGAGTCAACTTGAAAAAGAAAACTTATTTAAGTTAGTGGGTAAGAAATAATGGGTAAAGACATAAAAGGACTAGGTGCAAAGTACCAAAGAGATAACCTCATTGCTATTGGAGTTTCTAAAGCAAATGAAACACTTGCGAAAGAAAAAGCCGCTCAAAAAAAGGCTGAGGAAGCAAAAGCAACCCAAAAAACTCTTAAAGGGATTCAACAACAAATAGAAACACAAGCACGACTAAAAGTGTCGGTATCTGCAAATCGTAGCCGTCTCCAAGACGTTCTTACCTCTCTTATTCTTGCAAATGCTCCTGCAAATCAGATAGTGGCTGCGAATAAAGACTTTACCGAAGCGAGCAACACTGTTACAAAAATTGACGCTAGTATTAAAAGACTTCAAGGTGAGTACGCTAAAGAAGCAAAAGGTTTAAAGACTGAATCAGAGAGATTCCGTACAGAACTACGTGTTCAAAAAGCACTTAAAGACGCTAAAAGTAACAAAGGAAATTCTACTCCTGTTAAACCTACTCAACCAGCACCACCACCACCTGCTGCGAAAAGTATTCGTTTTAATGCTCCAATGGTAAAGAGCGCATATTTTAGAAACAATTCTGTTGTTGACAGAGCCTTATTATCACAAGCGGTAGAACCAATGTTGGCTGCAAAAATGGTTGAGACTCTAAGTACTTTTGGTGACGGAGACACTAACAGGGGCTTTATTGTCCCTAATAAAAAAGCAATGGAGGCTGCACTGTCACGTCAGTCACCAAAAGAAAAAGCCATAACAGGTGGTTTTAAAGTTCCTCATGGCTTTAGATTTCACTACAACCCGCAAGAACTAAACCAAACTATTGGAACATTACAAGGCATTTCCCCAGAGTTAATGATGTCTGGAAAAGACCAAGCAAACATGATAACTGCCCCAACTCAAAGCAGCACAATTAGTTTTACACTATACTTAAATAGAATTGAAGACATGAACGTTCTAGCAAACACTACACGAACT